TTATGGCACAAGTAAGCGATTGTTGTGGTGCGTACTCAGAGTATGCAGGAGATATAGATATATGTCCAGAATGTTTAGAGCATTGTGGTTTTTATGATGATGAGGAAGAAGACGATGATAGTGGAAGTAATTAACCTTTAAAAAGAAATAAAACATGACAAAACCAGAAATTATCAACGAAATAAAAGACCTCATGTTTGTTGCAGAATCAACAGAAAATGTATACTTTTATCATTCCTTAGAGCGAATAAAGAATGCTTTAGAGGAAGAATGGACCAACTCGGATATGTATATGGAGGAAATAAAAAATGTATTAGGTTACGAACAAACAATGGAAGACTTAAATCAAATTAAACTATGAAGATAAAGTGTAGAGAAATAAACAAAGCATTAACTAAAAAGTACTTGACACCAAACAAAGAGTACGAGGTTAAATTAAAGTTAGACGGAATGGTTGTTATAAAAGATGATCAAGGAGATGACGTATTAGTAAAGTTAAAAAATTGTAATCACATTAATTCAAATTGGGAAGTATTATGAGAGTGAAGTACAGAGGAGAAGAGATTGAAGTAACATATCGCTCATACGGAGCGTATTGTGCAGCAACACGTTTTCAGCCAGCAGAATATCCTGATATATTTATTGAAGACGTAGAGTACCAAGGAGTTAGTATTTTTAATATCTTATCCGATAATGATATAGAAGAAATACTAGAGTCTTTGATTGCTGAGATAGAGTATTAACGTTTTGCAACTACACGTCTGTTGCATAAAAACACAAAACCATCTTTCGGTTAAACACGAAACTTTAAGGTACAAAGTAAACATTAAATTAATCACAATAGAGCAATAGTGTGTAATTGCTGTTATAACCAGTTATATTATGAGAATTAAAATTGAATTTGAAGTAGAATTAGAAGATGTGGAAAACCACACAGAAGAACAATTAGAGGAATTTTTAAGATATAGTTTCCGAGATAATGGAAGTATGTCAACTAAAAATCCTTTTTGTGAACAAGGAGAGCCTGAACCTATTTTCGGAACTTTTGAATGGAGTTATGAATAATTGGTTATAACGTTTTGTGTATAAAAAATCGTTTTAATGTTTTTTATACGCTGTTATGTGTAGTAATTTTGTGTGTTCAAATTAAATTTTACGATATTTATATATAAAGATAAAACTATGAGTAAAGAAATGAGAAAATACATTGACACATTCAAAAAATTTAATTTGAATGAAAATCAAAACAACTTACCAACACCAGAGATGATTGAATGGTATCAAAAAAATACTAAATATATGGATGATTGGGATGAACTCGATAGAGATGTGGAAATGGATAGAGTTAGACAGGATTTTTTTGATACCATTGAAGATGAACTTAAAGGTGTAGATATGTTTGATGTATGGAGTAAGTTGTTTTGATTGTATGTGGGTAAAAAATTATTACACATAACTTGTTGCTAACCACAATAAAAGTGTTACTTATTTATGTCAAAGCCTATAAAATATACAAAATCTAAAGTTGTAAAACTTACATAAATTCAATATCAAACTTTAAAAAAGTTAGAAAAATATAACGTAAGGGTTTGCGACTTTATTCGTGATTCTATTTCTGAAAAACTACAAAGAGAAAAAATAGAAATATTAAAACCTAAAGAAAAAAATATTTGTCCATTCTAATTTGGTATTCTAAAAAGAATACATTACATTTGCAAAAGGAGTTAGTCGAAAATCCTATAAAGAGTAGACACAATTAAATTTAATTAAATTAAATATGGCAAGTTTAAACAATTTGTATTTAAAATTAGAGACATTAGAGGCTCTAGTAAAAGGAATCAAAGCTAAAGGAGAGAATGGTATTAGCATCGACATCTCTATTAATGACGAAGCAAATCAGTACAACCAAAATGTATCTGCTTATGTAACTCAATCTAAAGATGATAGAGAGAATAAGAAACCACGTTACTACGTAGGTAATGGTAGAACATTCTGGACTGATGGAACTATTACGGCATTCAAGAATGAATCTAATGATAGTGGAAAGAAAGACATGAAGAAAGAGTTAGAGCCACAAACAGATGACCTACCCTGGTAATATAAGTCTCTTAATAAAAACATTTGATTTAGAGGTTTTCATTGAGTAACGACGCTAAAAAAGCAAAACACAACTACAAGGACTATCTAAAATAAGGTAGTCCTTTTTAATCTAATTAAAATTAAATTATGGCAACAGCAAAGAAAACAGAAGAGAAGTTGAATATATACCAAAAACTTCACAAAATACAAGCTCAGATAATGGGTCTTGGAAAAGATAAACAAGCTCAAACATATAGATATGTTACTGGAGATAAGGTTTTAGAAAACATAAAGCCACTAATGAATGAACTCGGTCTTTTATTAAAACAAGAAGTGCTGTCAATTGAAAACACAAGACAAGACTACGCAACAAAAAATAACCCAAATAAGTCAGAAATAAACTCTAAAGTAATGATGAGGTTTACTTGGGTAGATGTAGAAACTGGGGAGAAGGATGAAAATTTATTTGGTGCTAATGGTCAAAATGATTGGGACAAGGGGGTTGGATCTGCACTGACATACGCTGAAAGATACTTCTTATTAAAGTACTTCCACATTGCTACAGATGAAGATGATATTGACAATCCAAATAGAAAGCAAGATGAAGTTACAAAACCAACTACTACTAACAAACCTACAACACCAACATCTAACAAACCTACAATTACAGACTTATCAAAAGTTAAGGTAGCTTTACAGAAAGATAGAGAGGGTACTTTGAAAATGTTAGAGAAGTATAATGTAACACCAGAACAGAAAAAAGAGTTGGGAATTTAATTCCTGACTCTTAATTTAAAAAGATAAAATTATGAAGACTCTTAAGAAGATTAACTATAAAGGAATAGATTTTGAGTTGTACACTAATGAACACAACAATGAATTTTATTTTAGCACTTCATGTGATGGCATACACTCAAAAGGAAATCCTAAACACATAAACAGAGGATGGGAAACTCCAAAAGAAGCGATTAAAGATATAGAGGAGTCTATTGATTACTTTTTGTCAACCGCACCTAGAACGTATAAAGAATTAGCCGATGCAATAACAAGCTCTTTAGTATGGACTGGATATGAGGATTGTCACGCAGATGAAAAAATAATAAAAATATTAATAGAAAACTTCATTAAAGTAAAAGACGTTTATAAGTTTTAAAAATAGAAATAATGACACAAAAAGAAAAAGCTGAAGAAATATATTATAAATTCACATCTTATGCACCATTGCATAAAGATAATAAACAATGTGCATTAATAGCAGTTGATTTAATCATTAGTTATTGTTGTGCAGATGACGTTTTATTTTTACATAAAGTTAAAGAAGAAATAGAGAAATTATGAAATCAATAATCTTAATAGATGCTGATTCACTTTGTTACATAGGGAATAAATGTGAAGAAGTAGAGCAAGCATACGACAAAGTAGACGAAGCACTATCTAATATAATATCAACATCTGAAGCAAGCCACTATTCTATATTTGTAGAAAAACCATTCAACAACTCATTTAGAAAGAAAATAGTTAAGTCGTACAAAAAAAGTAGAGCAAACAAAGAACTACCTAAATTCTACAACGAGATTAAAGAATACTTACTAGGTTCTTGGAATGCCTTAGGTATTAGTGGTTATGAATCTGACGATGTAATTGTTTCACACTACTTCAAGATAAAGAAGGAATACCCTTTTACAGATGTAATGATTGCTTCGATGGACAAAGATCTTCGCCAGTATTCTGTAAAAATATTTGACACCTACTACCAAAGATTTGGAGATATATACGAAATACCTGAAGATGAGGCTGATTACAACTTTTGGTTGCAAATGATTATGGGCGATGTAGTCGACTCAATTAGTGGTGTTAAGGGTAAGGGAGCAAAAAAAGCTGAAAGTATCTTAAATGGCTCTAAAAATCGTTTTATAGCGGTATGTAGAACATATAAAGAAGTTTATGGTAGCAGATGGCAAAAAGAGTTTATTAAAAACCTGGTCCAAGTAAGGTTATTAGACAACCTAAATGTAGAAATTGATTTAAGTGAAGTTAGTTATGAGTAATAAAAGAAGTAAAGTAGATAAGTTTTTTCCTAATGAAAATGATATCGCAATGATTGGAGTTATTAACAAAGAGGTAAAGATTGCATTCTCAGTCGAAAAAGCTGATTATGGTTTTTATGTAGTTAAGTACGACCTTGATGATAACCTTCACGGAATAAAGAAGAGCATTAAATACAAGAGAATTAATACCAAAGAAAAAGATACGCCAAGAAACAGAGTTAGCTTTTACTCTCAAGAAGATGCAGAGAGAGAGGTTTTATTAAGTTACAAAGAAGTATTTAATTTAATTCAAAAGAAAAATGGAAACAACAAAAATTAAGAATACAGCAAAGAAGATTTATGAAAAACTAATGAGAGCAGATAGAAAAGACTCTGCTTCGGATTCAGTTAAAGGAATGATGCATTTAGCTATGGCAGGTAAGACCACAGAAGAAAGTATTGCAATTAAGAAATTATTTGATTCAGTATACGAAAGAGAGATGGCTAAAAGATTTGAAGAGTCGGAAAGAGAAGCATTAGTTATTAACAGATTTTTAAATAAAGTAGAAAAATGTATTTAGACGAACATATTGGAAACATTGTAGTGAATCAACCTGAAGTAGTAAGAGAGGATTCAATTGTAAATGAGGTTATAGAAAATTTTAAAGAGAGAAGTAGAATTGGTATTTTAAAATATAATACTACTCTTGATAGAACTGATATTGACTTTATAGGATGGGTAAATCATCTCCAACAAGAATTGATGGATGCTACGCTTTATTTAGAAAGATTAAAAAAAGAATATAATGGAAAATAAGACACTGCAACTAAAGATATACGAAGCTTCAAAGATTCCAACAAGAAGGGATTTCGCTAAGGCTATTAGAAGAACTGGACCATATGTTTCAAATATGCTTAACTCTAATATAGATGTTAGTGTTGATTTAGCTATTGATATGTGTGACAGATTACAGATGGATAGAGATGAGGTTTTTAATATGATAGTGGAGCATTTAAGAGGTAAAATATTTTATTACTAACGTTTTGCGGCTATACGCTGATTTTTAACGGATTTGAAACACTAAATTAAATAACATGAATATTGAAGAAAAAGTAAAAGCTAATTTATTAGTAAGAGGTTTTGATAATAAGATACAACTAAATAACAGAGGTTTAATTGGAGCAACAATTGACGAAACTATACTGGAGGTAGTTAAAAATTTGCGTATAGCCGATGTTAGCTGCCAAAGGGAACAGCTACTTGCCTTTGCAGGATGGTTGTATGGTAACTTAGACAAAGAAGTTGAACGAATGATTATTGATGATTACTTAAAAGGCAAGTAATTGCAGGTAACGTTCTCCAGCTTGTTGCAGTTGCAAATTATTAATTAAAAATTACAAAAATTATGGAATTTAAAAGATTATTAGAAGAAAAAAACAGACTTGAAATATTAAAAAGTCGTGATGAATTAACACAAGAAGGTTTAGAAATACTTTCCGAACTAACCCAATCCTTGCAATTGCAACAAACTGGTGTTAGTTGGCGAAGCGAACAGTTAGTTTCTTTTTTACAATGGTACATTAAAGACGATATGGTTCGTGAGAAAAAAGAGTTGATTAAATCAGTTGTTGAAAGATATTTAAAAGAAACTAATTGCCACTAAAGTTTTGCAGCTATGCGAAGGCAGGGTTTTAAAAGCACTTACCTGTCGGCTCGTACAAACTTAATTGAGTGCTTCAAACTTTCGGCTACCACTACACCCACTGCTTTTGCATAGGTGCTGTTATAAGCTGTTTTTATTCAAATTATTATGTCAAATACAGAACAAAAAGCAAGAGAGCTTATTGAAAGTTTTTACAAGTGTATGCCTTTCCGAGATGTCAAATTAACTTCTTGTGACGAAAAGCCCGAACTTATAATTAAAATAGAAAAACTTTCAGCAAAGCAATGTGCAATAATTGCAGTAGATGAAATATTAGCAAATATTGATGCTACTATCTTCTATCATAAAGAGAGTAAGGCTTTGCCATTCAATAAGGAATATTGGTTAGAGGTACGGTCTGTCCTAAATGACTTATAACGTTTTGCAGATAAGCGAAGGCAAAGATTTAGAAACTGAAATTTTAACTTAAAAAACAGAATATAATATGAAAACAAAAACATCAATTTACAACCGCACCTTTGCTTTTGCTTATGTGCTGTTAGTAGCTGTTATTTTTTGCGGTTGCGGAAGTAATAATTCAGAACAACAAAAACAACCATTAAATAAAATTCAGACAATTGAAACAGGTGATGTTCAGGTTGTATCAATAGACAGCTGCGAATATGTTGTGTGGAATTATGGTTATGCTGGTGGTATAGTTCATAAACAGAATTGTAAATTTTGTGTAGAACGTAGTAAAAAATAATTGCTATTAACGTTAAGGTGCTTTGCGTTTGTGGCGGATTAGTAGCACTAACTGTCGGCATAGCACTAAAGTTGAATAGAATTACTGCGGTTGATTTAAGCACGTCAACCGCCATAACGCAAAACACGTGTTATGCCCAGTGCTTTTAATTATCAAACTTAAAAACAGAAATATGACTTTAAATGAATGGATAGTTTTTGGACACGTTGGTATGAGTTCAAAAACAATGTGGGCAGTAGTAACAGGAACACTAAATGCCGATAACATAAAAAAGTTTCGAGTTGAAATTCCTTATGATAAGGATGATTTTAGTAGATGTTACACACTTTGGAAAGAGTGTAAATTATCTGATGTCGATTTGCGTAAAATAAAAGAAACCTGCCCTATTTGGAAACCATTTATTGACAATTGGTATGAATTAGTAAAGCGTTATGAGAATAATGAAAAAATGTATGAATATATGTCGGAACTTGTCGAACAAGGTCGCTTAAATGCAGGGTGGATTAAAGTAGATGCAAATACCTGGAAGTTCCCGTCTTAGCATTGGGCATAACGGTTCGGGGCTAATAGCAGTTGCCTAAAATAGTACTCAAAATTTGCACTACGCTTGATGGCAATTGCTTTTAGCCTTTGTTAGTGGCTGGTGCGGTAAATTAAACGAATATGTCAAAATTAAACGAAAAAGAATTTTTAGAAATGTATGGTGAGGTAAAAGTTGTTTTCACCTCTTATTACAAATACTCATTCTCATTTAGAGGCGAGTTTGACGGCAAATCAATTTATGTAAGTGTTGGTGGGAACGCTGATGATATTTACAGATTTGACGTAACAGCAGGAAAAGAATATGCCGTTAAAGAATTAGGAATGAATTATGCCGAAGTTAACGAAGGTAAAACAACTATTGCCGAGTTTACAGACGGATGGTAGCACTTGCCACTAACGTTTGATAATTGTATTAGTAGCGTTCTAATACAAACTATCACTTTCCTGACATCAGAAAGTTTATAAGAAAACGCAAAACATTAAATTATTAAATAACCAAGCTATTGATACAATTATTTGTTAGTAGCTGTGTTTAAATTCAAAATTATGGCAGAAAAATTTAAAATCGTAGAAGATTTAAAAACGGGTAAAAAATATTTAGCGAAAAGACATTTTATTAATCCAGATATGCACGCATATTTTGCAGAATATAAAGAAGGAAAAATACCTAAAATAAAACAATGGGGTTTAGGACATGGAGAATACAACGATGATTTAGAAATAATTGGAGAAATAGAAATTGAAAATATATCGTTTTCTTGGAATGGCGGTGTACGTTACACGAATTAATATAGCTACTAACGTTTGATGGCTTGTAGCAGAACGTAGAATTATTAACAAACACAACAAACAAAAAAGAATTATTAACCAACGATGGAAAAGTAGCCTAAAGTAGTTTTGCTACAAACCATTGTTATAACTCGTTTTTTATGAATATAGATAAATTTGATATTGTAGTTATTAATGACAAAGATAAAATAGTACAATATTTAGGAAAAGAAATGGAAAATGGTGCAATAGTTCAAGACATACATTGCCGAAAAGAATTAATACATATTACTTTAATTAAACGAAAAGCAAATAAAGACGAAACTAAATGGTTTTTCGAAATGACTGAAAACTCTGAATTTACTCCTCCGTTAAGTTCGGTTCGGTAAAATGAGTTATAACGGTTCGGGTATTGCCGAATGCAGGGATTTGAAAGACAAAAGTTTCAGCCTTGCACAAATGCCCAATAGAATTACAAATGATTATTTAACCGAGAATGCCCTGCTTTTGGCAATACCTTGTTAGGTGCAGTGCTTCTCACAAATTCAAATAAAATGACAGTAAGAGAATTAACAAAACAACTTTTAGACTTCAACCCTGATGCAAATGTCAAGGTTAGATTAGGAAACGGAACATCCGTAGATTTCACTTTAGCTTGGGGTGCTTTAGATGGAGAGGGTATGAATAAAGAAAGAACATCGTCTGTTACGATTTATGTCGAAGGAAATGAAGAAGCACCACAAGATGAGCAGTCGTCTTAGCATTGCACCTAACTATTAGATTGGTACAACTAACTAAGGCAATTGTATGAAAATCAATATTTTATATCGTTTTAAAATTTATACTTATTTAGTAGTTGATGATAATAAAAATATCTGGGAGTTACCACATTGTTACAACAAGCGAACTAAAAATTTAAGAAAGCTAACTTACTACAAAGAAAGAGATGCGTATCGTTATAATAACGGTTATTTAAAACGTAGTAGATTAGCAAAATTAATGTATGAAA